CCTCATGTCGCGAGGTGCCTTTGTTCCCACCTGCGGCTATCTTTTCCTACCTAACGAAAGCCGTTGCCTAACGCCTAACGCTGTGCTACCCTGTGCACGTGGTATCTCGTGGATTGAAGCAGGCAGCATTTGCTCGAATGGCGGGGGTCAAACGTCCATCGATCAATGGTGCTATCAAGTCAGGGAAGGTAGCCAAGGAGAAGGACGGGACAATTGATCCTACCCGAAAAATCAACGCGGACTACATCGCAAGGCAGAAAGAGAAGCGTCATAGCGCGGGCGGGGAAATATCCCCACGTTCGAAGCAGAAGGCGCCCCCGTCCTCCCGCGGGCGGAAAAATGTCACGCTGATCAACGCAGATCACGTGAACATCGGCACCGAGGAGGATCCAGAGAACCAGGATGCCGTCGAGCTTTCCCAGGAGGAGAAGAAGCAGAAGGTCATCAAGCTGCAGCTCGAGAACGCCATCAAGCGCGGCGAATACATCGAGCGGCAGCTCACAGGCCAGTGGATCATGCGATTCTACGGCACGATGTCCTCGGTCTGGCGCGCAATGAGCGGTCGCGTGATGCCTGATATGATCGCGAAGATTCGCTCCTCGGCCAACGATGACGATGCCCTGCGCGATGGATCGAAAATCATGGACGATGCGATCTATGAGGGGCTAGAGCAGATCCGCGACGTGATGCTCACCTTCGGCAAGCGGATACCCCAGCTCGTTGTGCTCAAGGAAGGCGGCAATGGGAAGCCTCGTAGCTGACGAGAAGTTCCTCGAAGCCTGGACCCTGCTCTGCCCCATCTCACACCCGAAGGAGAAAATCTCCGAATACGTCGAAGGTCGTCGCAAAATCCCCGATACTGAACCCATGCCCGGTCCCTACCACGTGGCCGTGACTCCCTACGCGCGCGAGATCATGGATGCCATGGCCCCACAGTCGCCTATCCAGCATGGGGTCATGATGTGCGCCGCCCAGGTCGTCAAGACCACGATCCTGGAGAATATCTGCGCCTACTACATGGACGAGCTGCCGTCCCCGATTCTATTTGTCAGCGGCACTGAGGATGGCGCAGAGAAATGGGCCTCCACGCGCCTTGAACCAATGATCGACTCCATCCCGGGCCTGCGCGACAAGATCGGCCCAGTCTACAACCAGGCCAAGAGCAAGCGCACTGGCGACAAAGTTTTCGAGAAACTCTTCATCGGTGGCTCGCTTCACATCGTTTCGGCGCAGTCCCCCGCGGGCCTTGCCTCCATGTCTAAGCGCGTGCTCTTGCGCGACGAGATTGACCGCGCTCCCGCGAATCTTCGATCAGGCGAGGGTAACTGGCTTTCGGTATCCGAGGCCCGCACAAAGGCATGGCGCTACCGCAAGAAGATTTTCGATAGCTCCACGCCGGGAGACTACGAGGTGAGTGAAATCAATCGTCTCTACGAGATGGGCGACTGCCGAATGTACTTCGTTCCCTGCCCTTACTGCAGGCATGAGCAGATCCTCGAGTTCGGCGACGGCAAAGAGAAAGGCTTGCACCAGATCGAAACGGAGCGCGGGCGCGAAGTCGTCTATGTCTGCTGCAACTGCCACAAGGAGATCCCCGAGTTCCAGAAGGAGTGGATGCTCGCCAACGGCCACTGGCGGCCGACCAAGGAAGACTACCGAAATCCTGCTTTTGCCTCCTGGCACATCAACGCCCTATACTCGCCGCTTGGCCTTTATTCCTGGAAAAGCATCTGGGAGAAATGGGAGACCGCCAAGGATGACCCGTCGCAGATGAAAGCGTTCGTGAACCTGGAGCTCGGCCTCCCGTTCAAGGACGAGGGCACCCGCCCCGACCTTCAGATCGTCTTGAGCCATCAGGGAAACTATCACGCTGGGGAGATCCGACCCGGCATCCTCTTTCTCACTGCAGGTATGGACGTGCAGATCGGAAAGGACAACCCGAAATCACCCGACGAGGGGCCCCGCCTTGAGATGGAAGTTCTCGGCCACGGCGAGGCTTACCGTACATGGAGCATCCTGTACCGCAAGTTCTACGGCCCTGTTTTCGATCCCTACTCCGGAGCATGGGAGCAGTTCTTCCAGTGGTGCGGAACAGCCGATGGGGAGATCCACAAGGCGCAAGGTCTCGGCTTCACGCGAAGGGACGGCTACCTTTTTCCCGTTCAATTCGTGTTCGTGGATTCGGGAAAGAATACTGACATTGTGTACAACTTCTGCCAGCGCGAGCCAAGGTTCCTGATCCCAATCAAGGGCATAGGATTCCTGACGGATGAGAAACGAAAAGAGAGGGGCGATGCACCAGGACCGGCAACAAGTCAGCATTATAAGATCAGCCGAACAGGAGGCGGACAGCAACTCGCCAATGTCGCCACCAACTACTACAAGAATGAGCTATACAATCACCTGAAGGTCGAGCACCGCCATCTCGATCCGCAGAACCCCGGCTATTGCGATTTCCCCCAACGCCATCAATATCCCGTGGTCATCGAGGGCAAACCGCTCATGATCAAGAATGCCGATGGCCAGGAGGAGCCATTCGTCGCCTCCACCTACGATGAGGAATATTTCGACCAGCTCCGCGGAGAGGAAAAACGAAAGGATGGCAGCTTTCATCCTGCGCGGATCAGGGTTGAGGCCCTCGATTGCCGGGTATACGCCATGTGTGCGGGAGAGGTATACGTCATGCAGGAGCTTAATCTTCTACGCGAGGGATCCCGGCAAGCCGGAGCCCAACAATGGGAGATCGATCTGATGACCCCGAAATGGCTGCTTGCCCGATGGGCGATGCAGCTTGCGATGAGGAGTGAGGTATGAAAGAGTTCACGATCACAGTCACCTCCGACAAGCCGTCCAGCTTCTTGGACGATATCGGCAGACAGGGTGCCGGCCCCATTCCGCGGCAGACGGCGGACCCGGGCAAGGGCAACATCTCCAGCGTCACACTCTCCGCCCGCCTCGTGGACGTGGAGTACACCGAAGTGCAGGCACTGCTGGAGAAGATGAAAGAGGACGCCAAGAAAGCCTGACTTTATAGCTTGCAACTACCGCGTGCACGGTGTATACTGCACCCGTGGACACTCCCATTGTCCTCAACACGCTTCCGACAACGCTTGCCGACCGCTACCTTGCCCTTTACAACTTCTGGCTCTCCATCGAGACCGCCTGTGAGAACCAGCTCACCGCGCGATCAGGAGGCGCCGCGGTTAATTCCTACTCCTTCAACGGCGGCCAGGGCACGCAGTCAACCGCGCGCATGACCCTCGATGAGCTTGCCAAGATGATCACCTATGCCGAGGGCATGGCCCGCCACTACGCGCAGAAGATCTGGGGCCGCGGCCTCATGAACCATATGCTGAGGAGACGCTGATGACCTACATCTACGCGTGGGGAAACAATTCGAAGCGCGCGAAAATGAAAGGCCGAGTCTGCCGGCTTCTCGGCACCATGTCGCTCGGAAGCGCCTACATCCAGTTCCTCGACAACGGCCAACGTGAAATAACGAGCCGCCAGGCTCTGAGGAGACGCTGATGCCGCTCCCTCCCCCGCGCGTGCGCGTGCACATTGTGTGCAAGGACGTGACCGAGGGCCCGCAGACCATGCGCCCCGAGGAAATCGAGGTCGTCACCGCCGACGGCCGGATCGTGAACGACATGGACCTCAATGACTTCCCCCGCTCCATCATCGAGGATATTGAGGAGGCGATCATCGCGGCGGGCTTCCGATCGGGGGTCATCGGCGCCAAGGTCACCGTCAGCCGCACCACCGATCGCGGCAAGGGCATCACCGTCGTCCGCGCGCGTCTGAGGTACTCGAGCAATGGTCGGTCTGCGTGAGTTCCCGCCCATCACCAGCGAGGACCTCATCGGTCTCAATTTCACCGAGCACCCCTCAGAGCTTCCCATCGTGACAATTTACGGTCACCCCTCGGCCGCCTTCGTGCACTCCATCACCCTTCGCATGAAAGCCGCCATCGAGCGCGCGGTCTGCGACCTCGGCTTCCGCCACGGCGTAATCGGCGCCGAGCTCGCGTGGAAGGGTGCCGCGCTGGTCATCCGCATCCGCTACCGGGGCAAGACATGAGGGGTGATATCTACATCTACGCGTGGGGAAACAATTCGAAGCGCGCGAAAATGAAAGGCCGAGTCTGCCGGCTTCTCGGCACCATGTCGCTGGGGAGCGCCTATATCCAGTTTCTCGACAATGGACAGCGTGAAGTGACGAGCCGCCGCGCTCTGAGGCATCCGTAGTGCCAAAACTTGAACGCCTCGCCCGCGAGCACCTGGAATCCGCAAAGATCCGTGCCGAACTCGCCCGCCATGCCGAGGACGCCCGAGAGGCCCGCATGATGGCCGCAACAGGTGCCATGGCGGGCTCGATGTACTGGGGCGGAATCTCGCGCGCACAGGGTGCAAAGTTCCCCGGCGGCCTCTCCCGCTCCACCGGCAACCGCATCTGGATCCACTGGGGCCTGCGCCAGAACGCCCGCGACATCGTCGAGGACAGCGTCCACGCCTACGCGATGATGAAGCGCGACGCCGACACCGTCATCGACAGCGGCCTGAAAATCGAGCCCACGCCGAAGTTCGACATCCTGGGCATCACCCCCGAGGAAGCCGACGAATGGGCGATGGAGGTGCACGAGCGCTTCACGCTGTGGGCGGAATCCAAGGACCAGAACCGATCGGGCCAGTTCAACTTCAACGAGATCACGCACATGGTGCAAGGCTCGATGATCCGGGACAACGACTTCTTCCTCCGCCTGTACTACGCGCAGGACCCGAAGCTCCTGAACCCCTGCCAGTTCGAGTTGATCGACCCCAACCAGATCCGAGGCGACGCGGTGACCTCGGCCGTGCTCCCCCTTCCCATGTTCAATGACGGCATCATCCGCGACGCCAAGGGCCGGGAGACCGCCTACAAGATCTGGACGCTCCCGCTTGATGCGCAGTCCTATTATGAGGAGGTGGAGATCCCGCGCGTGGGCGAGAAGAGCCGGCGCATCTTCATGATCCACGGCTACCACGCCGAGTACCCCGGCCAGGGTAGGGGCTACTCGCAGCTTGGCATCACAATGCAGGAATGGCAGGAGGTGGAGAATTACCTGCTGGCCGAGGTCAAGAAGGCGATCGCCCAGAGCCAGCACCCGCTTGCCGTGGAAAACACGCAGGCGCAGCCGTCGAACTTCCTCGAGCAGATCGGCCGCACGCCCGCAGGCCCGCAGAACATGATGGGCGCCTCCACCCCCATCCCCGGCGGCGTCTCGGTTGCAGGTTCCTTCGTCAACGAGCCGGTGGCCGTCACGCAGCTGGAGGAGGCGGCATTCGATACCCCGGGCTCCAGCTACATCCTGAACCTTGAGAAGGGTGACCAGATCAAGATGCTCACTTCCACGGCGCCCAACCCGCAGTTTGAGGCGTTCGTCGACGCGATCCTCACCGGCCTCCTGGCCGCCCATGGCATGCCGCTGGAGTGGTTCAAGCAGAAGTTCGAGGCCTCCTACTCCGCCGCCCGCGGGATGCTCGCCGCCTACTGGCGCGTGGTGGAGATGAAGCGCAAATGGATGGCCGACAACCTGCTGAACACGGTCTACCAGATGTGGCTTTCCTGCGAGATCGCCGCCGGCCGCATCAGCGCCCCCGGCTGGGGAGATCCGATCCTTCAAGCCGCCTGGCTTTCCTGTAGCTGGATAGGTACCCCGCCGGTGCAGATTGACCCGACCAAGGAGGCAACGGGAGAGAAACTTTGGCTCGAGCTCTCCGCGACCACCGGCGCGCGTGTCGCTCGCGAGCACAACGGCAGCGACTATCGCGCCAATATCGCGCGCAATAAGAAGGACTTCCCCGGCATGCCGATCCCCTACTGGGCCGAGAAGATCACGGTGGCCGCCACTTCGCCCGAGGAAAGCGAGGCGAAGGGCCAGGGCGAAGACGAGGGAGGCGAGGAGAAATCGCCTCCCGGAGAAAACGGCAAAGGCAAGAAGAATGGCCAGAAAGCCGAGCTCGTAGCAACGGAGGCCGAATGAATCTCGTGATCTGCATCCCCGCCATGAGCTTCGATCCCGACTGGGTCTTCAAGTGCTTCAATCCCTTCCTCGGCTACTGCGCGGGCAAGGGCATCAAGGTGTCGGTGGCAAAGAACACCCAGCGCCTGAATCTGTCCATCGCGCGCGAATCCGTGGTACTTACAAACCCCCGGGAGGACCTCAACGACTTCACGATCACCGCCCCCTGGCGCGGGCAAGTCCCCTACGACTACATGCTTTGGGTCGACAGTGACATGCGCTTCACCCCCGCCGACTTCGAGCGCCTGCTCGCCGACGACAAGGACGTCGTCACCGGCGTCTATCCCATGGTCACCGGCGAGGCGGAAGACGGGAACGTGGAGATCGCTATCGCCGCCTCTGACATGAACGGGATCGCCTTCAATTCCATGGCCGACACCCTAGAGCGCACGCTCGTCTTTGGATTCGGTTTTGTGCTGGTGAAGCGCGGGGTCTTCGAGCGTATCCCCCGCCCGTGGTTTCCTTGCGATCGCATGACCATGCTCGGGCGCCAGATCATGGCCGGCGAGGACACCGCCTGGTGCCTGAAAGCCGCGGAGGCAGGGGTGGAGTGCTGGGTCGACCGCGGCGTGTTTCTCCCGCACAAAAAAGAAAGCTATCTCATGCCCCCGAAGGGAGCGTAGATGGAAAAACCGAAGACGATGCAACGCATGGTCGACGCCCTCTGGTACGCCGTTTTCGGCATGAATGACACAGATGGTATGCTCTCGATGGTCAAGGCGCTCTGGGAAGACCGCAAGGGCGCCTGGACGCGCGCCGACCATTACAAGGAGCGAACGGCGGATCAGGTGGCCGCCGAGCAGTTGGCCGAAACAAAGAAAGAGGAAAAGACTCAGCAATCGATATCGGCGGCGACCTGGGTTTCAACCGCCGTAGCGATAGTCGCGATGATCGTTGCGATAGTCGCTATTGTCGTAAAAAGGGCCAAGCCGTGACGAAGATCCTCCCCGGCACGTGGGACAATCAGCGCCTGCACAAGTTGCGCCCCGGCTCCTCGTGCAATGTGACTGCTGCGGTCGTTGCGCTCTCGGCAAGCGGTGTCCAGCCTCCCAAGGCGCCCGCGGGCAAGCTCATCGAGGACTACATGACGGAACTCGTCGACGGCCCCGATGGCATCGACGCCATGCGGACGATCAGCCCATGGTTCTTCGCCGATGGCAAGGGCGGAGGCGAGCCGAAGATCCCGCCCGGCGAGGCGCCGCTCATGCTCGACTGGATCGTGAAGCGAGTTTACGGCAAGCCGCTCATCAAGTACACTGAAACCCTCACCCTTCAACGCGCGCTCTCCGAGATCGACGCCGGCCGTGCCATGGTCCTCCGCACGATACTCGTCCCCAATGGTCACCTCGTGGCCATGGTCGGCTACACGACAGGCGATGAGAGTGTC